GGAACACAAACGAGATTAATTCACTGTTTGAATTACTTGGTGGGCCTGGAGATGAGAAATACCCCAACATTAAATGTTATGACCACCCATGTACTGAAGAGTTTGATGGTGTTGGTATTCATTTGTTACCTTGGATTAACGAGGGTAACTATGAATCTGTCATGAGGGGTATTCAAATGACCTACGCAGACATCTGTATGGGTCACCTAGAAGTAAATGGATTTGAAATGCACGCTGGACATTTTTGTGAGGGTGGTTATCCTAGAGAGATGTTTAGAAAGTTTGATACTGTTTTCTCTGGTCACTTTCATAAGAAGTCAGACGATGGACACATCTATTATCTTGGTAACACATACCAGATGACATGGAGTGACCATAACGAAACAAAAGGTTTCCATATCTTTGATACGGCAACCAGAGAACTTGAGTATATTCAGAATCCATTTAAAATCTTTGCAAAGATTTATTATGATGATAGTCAAACTGATTACACTACACATGATGTGGAACAGTATGAAGACAAGTTTGTAAAGTTGGTTGTAGTCAACAAGAAAGACTTGTATGGGTTTGATAAGTTTCTAGATAGACTCCTTGCAGTCAAAACGCATGAGGTTAAGATTGTAGAGGACTTCTCAGAGTTAGATGCAGAGAATGTATCTGATGAGATTATTGAGAACGCACAGGACACCACGACACTTTTAGATAGATATATTGACGAACTGGATGTTGATATAGATAAGGGTAGATTGAAAAGCACGATGCGTACTCTGTACCTAGAGGCAAGTGATTTGGAGATATAATTGATTACATTTAAGTATGCGAGGTGGAAGAACTTTCTATCCACAGGGAATACGTTCACTGAAATTCAGTTGGATAGAAACCCATCAACTTTGATTATTGGAGAGAATGGTGCTGGTAAGTCTACCATTCTTGATGCATTATGTTTTGGATTGTTTGGTAAACCATTCAGACAAATTAGTAAGAACCAACTTATCAATACTGTCAACGGCCAAGGTACGGTTGTTGAAATCGAATTTGAAACTCAGAATAAAAATGTCAAGGTAGTTCGTGGCATCAAACCAAACACGTTTGAGATTTGGGTAGATGGTAATATGATAAACCAAAGTGCAAATGCAAAGGATTATCAGAAACATCTAGAACAACAAATCTTGAAGTTGAACTATCGCTCATTTACACAGGTCGTGATTCTAGGGTCATCGACATTCATTCCTTTTATGCAGTTGAAGTCACAAGCAAGAAGGGAAGTTGTAGAGGACATTCTTGACATTAAGATATTCTCGCTGATGAATTTAATATTGAAAGGTAAGGTGAAATCTCTTAACACAGATATCAGTGAGAACCAATACCAAACAGACCTACACAAAGAAAAGGTAGAGTTACAGGAGAAGTACATTGAGGATGTTGAACGGAATAAGGACACTCTTCTATCTCAAAAGACAACTCTTAGAGATGGTAATGAAGAGGAAGTGTTCACTCGTAAAGCAGAGGCGAACCGAATCACGGAAGAGAACCAGACCCTTCTAAATGCAATGTCTGGTGAAGAGGGTGCAATTGAAAAACGTGATAAACTAAAAGACATTCAATTTACACTAAAGGACAAACACAATCGACATGAACAGATGATTTCTTTTATGGAAACTACAGAGGTGTGTCCGACTTGTGAACAGTCTATTAGTGAGGAGTTCAAGGCCAAGACTATTTCACAAAGAAGTGAACAGGTCAAGGAGTTGACTGATGGTCTTGTACAGATGAAGTCGGAGATGGACAAGGCAAACAATAAACTCAAAGAGTATAAAGATATTGCAAAGGTAATTAATGATAATACTCTTACACTTGCAAAACTCAACAGTGGTATCATTGAACTAGAGAAGTTTAATGCAACACTGACTGAAGAGATTCGTCAAATCGAAAGTGGAGATGTTACGAAAACAGATTACGAAAAACTTGACAATCTCAAGAAAATGTGCGATACTTTAGATTCAACTAAATCAAAGTTGAGAGAAGATATGGTCTATTATGATGTGGCCAAGAATTTGTTACAGGACACTGGTATCAAGACCAAGATTATTAAACAGTATCTACCTGTCATGAATAAGTTGATTAACACATATTTGTCTTCTATGGATTTCTTTGTCAACTTCAATATTGATGAGAACTTCAACGAAACAATCAAGTCACGTTTTCGTGATGTATTTTCGTATGCAAACTTTTCTGAAGGTGAGAAGATGCGTATTGACCTTGCACTACTCTTTACATGGAGGGCCATTGCAAAGATGAAAAATTCTACGAATACGAATCTACTCATACTTGATGAGATATTTGATAGTTCGTTGGATGCAACAGGTACGGATGACTTCTTGAAGATTCTGAATACCTTTGACAAAGAGAACGTGTTTATTATTTCACACAAACAGGATATGTTGATTGACAAGTTTAGAAGTGTGATTAAGTTTGAGAAGGTGAAAAACTTTAGTAAGGTTGCATAATGGGAAAACGCAGTGAATTTGAAAGAATACCCAGAGACTTTTATCCTACACCATATTCGGCCGTAGAACCTCTTATTGCACATCTACCAGAATGGTACACATTCATGGAGCCTTGTGCTGGTGACGGTAGATTGATTGACCATCTTGAGAGTAATGGTGGTAAATGCACACACGCATATGATATCGAACCACAGGACAGTAGAGTTATTCAGTATGATGCTTTGTTATTACAACAAGTAGAAACACCATATATAATAACGAATCCACCTTGGAATCGTAAGATATTACACCCCATGATAGAGAGGTTTTCTGCAATGGCCCCCACTTGGTTATTGTTTGATTCGGATTGGATGCATACAAAACAGTCAATTCCCTACTTGACAAAACTGAAAAAAGTTGTTAGTATAGGTAGAGTCAAGTGGATTGAAGGGAGTTCTAGTGTTGGTAAAGACAATTGTTGTTGGTATTTGTTTGAAAATACCCCACAAGTCAAACCAATCGAATTCTGGGGTAGGCAGAATGTCGCACCTTAAAAAAGTTATAAAAACATCTTGACATTTGTTATTAAAACGTGTATTATGTAATAGTAAAGTGAGAAAACAAAGGAGATTATATCATGGCACACGAACTTGAAATTGTAAACGGACAGGCACAAATGGCATACGTTGGTGACCTTCCATGGCATGGACTTGGTACAAAGGTTGAGGCAGACCTCACACCAGACCAATTCCAAAAAGTCGCTGGACTTGATTGGGAAGTGGAGAAACAACCACTGATGACACCAAACGGTGTTAAAGTTCCAAACAAGGAAGCACTTGTAAGAACCTCTGACAACTCTATTCTTGATGTTGTTGGTACAGGTTGGAATCCTGTACAGAACTCAGAGGCATTTGAATTCTTCCACGAGTATGTGATGGCAGGTGACATGGAAATGCACACTGCTGGTTCACTGAAAGATGGACAAATGGTTTGGGCACTTGCAAAGTGTAAAGAATCATTTGAATTGTTTAACGGTGACGTTACAGAGAACTACTTCTTGTTCTCAAACCCACACCAGTTTGGTAAGGCGATTAACATTCGTATGACACCAATTCGTGTGGTTTGTAACAACACTCTTACACTTTCTCTTTCACAGAATGCAGATAAGATGGTAACGGTAAACCACCGTAAGGCCTTTGACCCTGCTGAGGTGAAGGCACACATGAATATTGCAAATGAGAAAATGCAAGAGTACAAATCAATGGCTGCGTTCCTTGGTTCAAAGAAGGCAACTGGTGATAATGTCATCCAGTACTTCAATGAAGTATTCGGCGCTCCTGCCAAAGAGAAAGTAGATGGTGAACTTCCATTTACAACTCGTAATGCGAAACTCGCCTACGAAAACCTTGATGTCCAACCTGGCGCTAACTTTGCCCAAGGTACTTGGTGGACTGCCTTCAACTCTGTCACTAACATGACAGACCACTTGCAAGGTCGTTCAAATGATGGACGTTTGGTTTCATCTTGGTACGGACGTAACCGTAAGGTCAAGTTGAACGCACTTGACAAGGCTTTGGAATACGCCGAAGCCGCCTAAAAAGAATTTGTGTGGGGGTTGATTTTTCGGAATTAATCCCCATATAAATATGGATGCAGATGCGAATTATCGGTCTGCAATTATTAATCTTGCTTAAACAAAGGAGATAAATTATGACTAACTTAAGCACATTCAGAAATGCCCTTCAGGCATTTGACGTAAATCACATGACACCCTATGCCGTGGGCTTCGATAGAACATTCGACAGACTGTTCGATTATGTAACTCATCAGGCAGAATCAACAGGGTATCCACCTTACAATATTGAAAAGACAGATGAGTACAATTACACAATTGAAATGGCACTCGCTGGATTCGGTAAGAAGGATATCGAAATTGAATTCGCAGAGGGTCTTCTCACTGTAAAATCAGTAAAAGAGAAAGAGGAAAAGGAAACTCTTTATAAAGGTATCTCACAGAGAAACTTCACTAGAAAGTTCACTCTGGCCGATGATATTGTTGTAGGGGGTGCAAAACTCGACAATGGTATGTTGACTATCGAACTAGAAAGAATCGTACCAGAGGAGAAAAAACCTCAGTTGATTGCCGTCAAATAAATCCCTTGACAAATGGGGTTTTCTTTGATATGATGTGAATACTCAACTAATAAATTATGGGAGTAATTATGAGCAGAAGAAAACTAAGCAAAAAGCAGAAGGTATTCAACCTTTTGTCAAAAGGTGAAAATGTAACGTGGAAAGTCTTGAGAAAAAGATTTGACCTTACTTCACCAACTAAAATGATTGACACTTTGAAATCAGAGGGTCACTGTATCTATACTAACGACACTGCAAAGGGCGTTGCGTATAGAATGGGAACTCCTTCAAAGGAAATCATTGCGGCTGGTATTGCGTCTGTACTTGGTACAAAGTACGCATACTAAATGTCAGACTCGATGGGGGGTTCTTCCCCCCATCAAACTTATAGGATGTAACAGGTGAAAAATATTGACTACAAATATTCAGAAGACAAGATTCTGAATGAACTGCAAGAGTACATTGACGGTACTTACAATGCACATTATTCACACAACAAATTCCAAGCGACAGAATTTATCATGGACAGTGGACATGGTGAAGGTTTCTGTATTGGGAATATTTTGAAGTATTCTCAAAGATACGGAAAGAAAGATGGCAAGAACAGAAATGACTTGCTAAAAGTAATTCATTATGGTATAATGGCATTACACAATCACGACAGTAGAGAAGGAAACTAATGAATGTCGAAGGGTCTTGTAAGCGAAACTGACCGCTTGATTATTCTCATGGAAGAAATCGCTTATGCAGAAACACAACTGCAACCAGAGGATACAGGTCACATCCACACTGCAATCAGTTGGATGAAATCAAGAGTTGAAGCAATTAAAAGTAAATTGGAGAAATAATATTATGAAACTTAGTAATGATACAAGGGAAGTGTTGAAGAACTATTCAACCATCAACGCCAACCTTCTTGTGAGCCCAGGCAACAAGATTGCAACAATGTCTCAAATGAAGAACATTGTATCCACCGCAACTGTGCCTGATACATTTGATACTGACTTTGCAATCTATGACTTGAATGAGTTCTTGTCTGCACTGTCACTATTCAATGACCCAGAACTTACATTTGGTGAACAGAGTGTGCGTATTGCACAAGGTAGTCAAGACTTGACCTACTTCTATTCTGACCCATCTGTGGTTACTACACCAAAGACAGAAATCAGTATGCCGTCTGTAGATGCAGAGTTTACTCTGACTAAAGATACTTTCAATCAAGTATTGAAGGCCGCCGCTGTTCTTGGAGCGCCAGATATGGTTCTTGACATTGGTACTGACAGTATCATGGACTTGCGTGTGAGTGACCGTAAGAATGATACCTCAAACAATTTCAGTGTTGAGGTTGGTGCAGAAAGTCCAGCGAAAGGTAAGAAGTTCTACTTCAAGGTAGAGAATCTAAAACTCTTGTCTGGTGATTATGACGTACAGGTATCTGAAAAAGGTATCTCACGTTTCAAGAACGTCAGTAAGGATGTCGAATACTACATTGCACTAGAGACTGCTTAAAATGAATGATATATTATGGGTAGAGAAGTACCGTCCTCAAACAATTGAGGACTGCATACTTCCAAGTGAACTAAAGCAGACTTTTCAACAGTTCGTAGACAACGAAGAGATTCCAAATCTACTACTCACTGGTACGGCCGGTGTTGGTAAGACTACAATTGCAAAAGCAATGCTGGAACAGATTGGTTGTACCTACATGATGATAAACGGTTCTGAAGAATCTGGTATCGACACACTACGAACTAAAATTAAAAACTTTGCGAGTACTGTCTCTATGGATGGTAAACGCAAGTACGTTATTCTGGATGAGGCAGATTATCTAAACCCACAATCCACACAACCAGCGTTGCGTGGGTTTATTGAGGAGTTTAGTAGAAACTGTGGTTTCATTCTGACTTGTAATTTCAGAAATCGTATCATTGAACCTTTGCATAGTCGTTGTTCTACGATAGAGTTTCGTATTCCAAACGAAGAGAAACCAAAACTTGCAATGGGTTTTATGAAACGTGTACAACACATTTTGGAGACTGAGAATGTTAACTCAAATGAAAAAGTTGTGGCAGACCTTATCAACAAGTTTTTTCCAGATTGGAGAAGATGTCTCAACGAACTACAACGATACTCTGCGACAGGTTCTATTGATGCTGGAATCCTCGTCAATCTATCAGACGCTTCTATCAAAGAGCTCGTGTCATTTATTAAGGATAAAGACTTCAAGGGTTGTAGAGAGTGGGTTGTTCATAATCTGGACAATGACCCTCATAGGGTTTATCGTAGGATTTATGATAGTTTATCTGGTAATGTACCAGATAGCGCTGTTCCTCACTGTGTTCTCATACTTGGGGATTATTCTTATAAGTCTGCCTTTGTCGCTGACCAAGAAATTAATCTCTTGGCTTGTCTCACTGAGATGATGACATCGGTGCAGTTCAGATGAGTTATGAACTGAAAGAATACTTAAAGGCGATAAACAAGACTAAACAAAACCTCATGGACGGTGAGGATGAAATGTGGGAAAAGAAGTATCCTGCCTTTATTATCAACAAGTGTCTTGCCCCTACAGGTATGCAAGAGTGTCTAATCGTAAATGAGATGAATCGTTTACACCACCTAGACAACAAACTTCAAAATGACTTTTTACTAAATAGTTTGAGGAGTATGAATAGATATGCTCCTTGGATGAAGGCGAAGAAGTCTAAGAACTTAGAGTATGTAAAAGAATATTTCGGATACAGTAACGAGAAGGCCAAGGCCGCTCTAGATGTTTTAGATGATGAACAAATCGCCATGATAAAAAGTAAATTGAATAAAGGTGGAAGAAAATGAATGAAACATCGTGGAGTCCAGAGGAGATGTTGGAAGTTCGTCTGAATGAACCAGACGATTTTCTGAAGGTTAGAGAAACCTTATCTCGTATTGGAGTTGCTTCTCGCAAAGATAAAACACTCTTCCAATCTTGCCATATTTTACACAAGCAAGGTAAATATTACATCGTACATTTTAAAGAATTGTTTGCATTAGACGGTAAAGATACCAACCTGTCTGAGAACGATATTGCAAGAAGGAATACTATCGCTAATCTATTAGCAGATTGGGGATTAGTAGATGTTGTGGGAACAACTAAGATTGAGGCAGCACCCTTGTCTCAAATTAAAGTAATTAGTTTCAAGGAAAAGGGTGAATGGAAACTTGAGACAAAATATAATATTGGAAAAAAGAAAGAAGGTGAATAATTATGAAACCAGGCGATTATATTATGGAGGCTGCAAGAAAGCAGGCCGAAGGAGAAGTGGCGGTACATATCGCAAACATTAAAGTATACCAAACTATGCCCGCTGGTATCGGCGAGCATTCAGACGTTACAGAAGCAGTTATTGAAGAGTTGAATAAACTTGCGGCTGCCGATGACAGACTAGAAATGATTAACAAGTACTTCAGCGAAGAACAAAAGAATCTTTTCTCTTGACAATCACAAACTAAGGTGATATAACTATATTATGCGTTTTTATACCAATGTTACCCAATGGGGTAATCAAATCCTCGTAAGAGAATACAAGAATGGTGAGCGACTTAATCACAAGGTTAAGTACTCACCAACTTTGTACGTTCCTGTCCAGAAAGAAACTGGATGGAAGACTCTTGATGGTAAGAATGTCATGCCATACAAACATGACACTATCAAGGGTGCAAAAGAATTCATACAACAATATCAGAACCAACCTCATCTGGTCTATGGACTAGACAGGTTTGCATACACTTATTTGTCAGACACATATCCAGACCGTGTGGAATGGGATAGTGACAAGATTCTTGTGTGTACAATTGATATTGAGACACAATGCGAGAACGGTTTTCCAGACCCAGAGAAGGCCGAAGAAGAAATGTTGTCTATCACCATCAAGAACCAAACCACCAAGAAGATTGTGGTGTGGGGTATTGGTGACTATCAAAACGACAGAGAAGATATTACTTACATCAACTGTTCCAATGAGAACGAACTACTTGCATCGTTTATGAACTTTTGGGTCAAACACTATCCAGATGCAATCACTGGTTGGAACACGGAGTTCTTTGATATTCCTTTCCTAGTCAATCGTGTGACCAAGGTTCTTGGTGAAGACCGAGCGAAAGAGTTTTCCCCTTGGGGCAACGTGTCATCACGTTCTGTGTATAGTCACGGTAGACCACAACAGGTCTATGACATTCAAGGTGTTGCAAACCTTGACTATCTACAACTGTATCAGAAGTTCACATACACTCGACAAGAATCATATCGACTTGACCATATCGCTTTCGTGGAGTTGGGTGAGAAGAAGAACGAAAACCCATACGACACTTTCAAAGATTGGTACACCAAAGACTATCAATCATTCATTGACTACAACATCGTTGACGTTGAACTTGTTGACCGTCTGGAAGACAGGATGAAACTGTTGGAGTTGTTGTTCACCATGGCCTACGAGGCGAAGGTCAACTATGAAGATGTATTCGGACAGGTGAAGTATTGGGATGTTCTGATTCACAATTATCTCAAGAAGAAAAAGATTGTTATTCCTCAAAAGTCGCATTCATCAAAGTCTGACAAGTATGAGGGTGCATACGTCAAAGAACCACAGGTTGGTCAACACAAGTGGGTTATGTCATTTGACTTGAACTCACTGTATCCACATCTTATCATGCAGTACAATATGTCACCAGAAACACTGGTCACTGGCGATTATATGAAACTGGACGTTGACACGATGTTGAAAGAAACACCAATTGATATTCCAGACCAATGCACTATTACACCTAACGGTGCGTTGTATCGTAAGGACAAGAAGGGTTTCCTTCCAGAGATGATGCAAGAGATTTACGATGACCGTACCATCTTCAAGAAAAAGATGTTGCGGGCCAAACAGGACTTTGAAGATACCAAAGACCCCAAGTATCAAAAGTATATCAGTCGTTACAACAACATCCAGATGGCTCGAAAGATTTCACTGAACTCTGCCTATGGTGCAATTGGTAATCAATACTTTCGTTACTATGACCTTGCGATTGCAGAAGGTATCACCAAGGCCGGTCAGTTGTCCATTCGTTGGATTGAGAAAAAGATTAATCAGTATCTAAACAAGATACTCAATACAGAAGGTAAAGACTTTGTTATTGCATCTGACACAGATTCTATCTATGTTACATTTGACGCTATCATTGATGCAGTTAAACCAAACAATCCCATCGACTTCCTTGATACGATTGCGAAAGAAAAGATTGAACCATTTATTGACAAGTCTTACAAAGAACTTGCAGATTATGTTCAGGCGTATGACCAGAAGATGCAGATGAAACGTGAGGTGGTTGCAGACAAAGGAATCTGGACTGCAAAGAAAAGGTACATTCTCAACGCATGGGATGTTGAAGGTGTACGTTTCAAAGAACCTCAACTAAAGATTATGGGTATCGAGGCTGTCAAGTCTTCAACGCCTGCACCATGTCGTGCAAAGATTAAAGAGGCACTGAAGATTATCATGTCTGGTGATGAGAAAGAACTCAACACTTTCATCCAAGACTTTCGTAAGGAGTTTATCAACTTACCTGTTGAGGAGATTGCATATCCTCGTTCTGTCAATGGACTAAAGAAGTTTCGTGACAGTGCATCCATCTATCGCAAAGGAACACCCATGCATATCAAGGGTTCACTTATTTACAATCATATGATAAGTGAGAAAAACTTGAATGCTAAATATCCATATATTCAAGAGGGTGACAAGATTAAGTTCATTCAACTGCGACAACCCAACCCATTGGGTGCGAATGTCATATCTTTCATGACAAAAGTTCCAAAAGAACTTGACATTCACAAGTATATCGACTATGATACACAATATGAAAAAGCATTTGTTGAACCACTATCTTTCATCACTGACAATATCGGATGGAACATTGACCGTTCCTACGGTACGCAGACAACTTTGGAGGATTTCTTTGCATGAGTTATAACCCATACACAATACAAGATGTGCGTGATGCATCTGCACAAAACAAATTTAAAGTCATCTCTACCTTTGCTGGTGGGGGTGGTTCTTCTACAGGATATCGTCTTGCAGGCGGTAAGATTCTTTGCATGAATGAATTTGTAGAAGAGGCCCAGAACACTTATAGAGAAAACTACCCAGATACACCAATCTTGCCAGGCGACATCAAACAGTTGTCTGGTAAAGACTTTTTAGATGTTGCTGGACTTGAGGTTGGAGAACTTGATATTCTTGATGGTTCACCACCTTGTTCTGCATTTTCAGTTGCTGGTAAAATGTGTCATACTACTGGTGGTAAACACTCTGATGGTTGGGGTCAAACTAAAAAGTATTCTGATGGTAAGATGGTCGAGAACATTGAAGACTTGTTCTTTGAGTTTCTACGAGTTGCAGATGAGATTAGACCAAAAGTAATTATTGCAGAGAATGTTGCAGGCCTGACTATTGGTGAGGCAAAACAATACTTCAACAAGATTCAGAACACATTTGACCAGATTGGTTATGATGTTTGTGCAAAGGTTTTAGATAGTCGTTACTTTGGTGTATCCCAGACAAGAACTAGAGTGTTCTTTATCGGTGTTCGTAATGATGTAACTACTAAAGTTGGTTTGACATTTATGAACATTGGTAGTGTGTTCCCAGAGAACTTTGACTATGTTGTTCCTTTGAAGGATGCACTCAATGGTCTAGAGTATGACAAAGAAGAAGTTGATATGTTGACTGAAAGATTCTTGGGTACAAAGTACTGGCAAGACACTGGTGCAAAGATGCCAACTTTCCCAGAGAGAGTTTTGAATGGTGATGACTTCAATGAACGAAACAGTCACTTCAATTTGAAGAGAGTTTCATTAGAACAACCAGCCCCCACAATTACTGCAATGGGTTCTGGTATTACTAATGCTGGTTCATTCCACTGGTCTGAACCTAGAAAACTAACTATTGGTGAACTGATGAGAATTCAATCCCTTCCAGATGACTTTGTTCTTACTGGTAAGTGGAATCAACGTGCAGAAAGAATTGGTAGGATGGTGCCACCTTTGATGTTAAAGGCGATTGCATCATCTGTTTATGAAAAGGTGATAGGAGTATACAACAATGGCTGACTTTACATTCGCACATCGTGAAGAGGGTTTTGATGAACATATCGAAAACTCTATTCGTGGTTATGGACATTTACTAGAGGACATTGTTAGTCTATCTCGTTACTTTGTAGAGAACGATACAAACGTGTATGACCTTGGTTGTTCTACAGGTAAGATGACACAAAGACTAATCGAGGCCAACTATGACCATTGTACTGATGCAAGTTGGTACGGTATTGAGATTGCAGATGGGTTTCAAGATGACCTTGTAAAACGTGAAGATGTAATTTATAAGTTTGACCCAAACGCTTGGGTGTACTTTGAACATGAAGATATTAGAGATACAGAAATTCATAATGCATCTCTTGTTACTTCTATCTTTACTTTACAGTTTATGCCCAAGAGAGATAGGAAACAAGTTATTAAAAATATCTATCACGGTTTGAACTGTGGTGGTGCGTTTATCTTCTCTGAGAAAACAATCTGTGAGAATGCAACTTTTCAAGATATGTTGACATTCAATTATTATGACTATAAAAGAAAGTCATTTGACACTGAAGATATTATGAACAAAGAACGAACTCTTAGACATATGATGAAACCAAATACATGGAACGAACTTACAGACATGATATATAATGCTGGGTTCAAGGACGTTCAACCGTTTTGGCGTAACCATATGTTCGTGGGTGCAATTGCAGTAAAGTGAGGTAAATTATGACTGTTGATTTTAATAAGTATGCAGAATTCGTGGATGAGGTGACTAGTCAAGCATCAAAAGATGCTGAGTACTTCACTGAGTCTTGTGAGATTGTTGAAGAACATGGTGTTCAACCAGAAAGGATTCTGACTGCCGCAATCGGTATTACGGCCGAAGGTGGTGAGTTCGCAGAGATTGTGAAGAAGTGTTTCTTCCAAGGTAAACCCTTTGATGAAGATGCACAATACCATGCAAAACGAGAATTAGGAGATATCATGTGGTACATAGCCCAGGCTTGTATCGCACTAGATATTACTATAGATGATGTGATTGAAACAAATATCGAAAAGTTGGAGGCAAGATACCCAGGCGGTTTTGATGCGTATCTCTCTGAAAATCGAAAGGATGGTGATATATAACTATGGAATTTTTGAAAAACATTGCTAAGACGGCGGGCAACGAATACGCCGCACTCGTATCTGAGGGTGTAGAGGCTGGTGACGTTGATAACTTTATTGACACTGGTTCATATATCTTTAATGCGTTACTGAGTGGGTCAATCTATGGTGGATTGCCTGCGAACAAGATTACTGCTGTTGCTGGTGAAAGTGCAACAGGTAAAACATTTTTCGTGATGGGAATGGTGAAGTCGTTCTTGGATGCAAATCCAAACGCTGGTGTTTTGTACTTTGAATCAGAAAGTGCAATCACTAAACAAATGGTTGTTGATAGGGGTATTGACCCAGAACGTATGGTCATTCTACCAGTAACAACTGTACAAGAGTTTAGAACACAGGCAATTCGTGTACTGGATGATTACCTAAGACAAGATGAAGCAAACAGACAACCAATTATGTTATGTCTTGATTCACTTGGTATGTTGTCAACTACAAAAGAGGTTGATGATACTGCCGAAGGTAAGGAAACCAGAGATATGACACGGGCCCAAGTTCTCAAGGCCGCATTTAGAGTATTGACCTTGAAACTTGGTAAGGCAAAAGTACCAATGATTGTTACCAACCATACATATGACGTTGTAGGTTCTATGTTCCCAACAAAAGAAATGGGTGGTGGTTCTGGTCTGAAGTATGCCGCATCTTCAATCGTGTATCTTTCAAAGAAGAAAGAGAAAGACGGTACTGAAGTTGTTGGTAATATCATTCACTGTAAAAATCAGAAGTCACGTTTGACTATCGAAAACAAGATGGTTGATGTACGTCTGATGTATGAACGTGGATTGGATAGGTACTATGGTCTACTTGAACTTGCTCTCAAGGCAGGTATCTTTAAATCAGTTTCCACTCGTATTGAACTACCAGATGGCACAAAGACATTCGGTAAGACAATCAATAATGACCCAGAAAAATTCTATACTGAAGATGTAATGCGTCAACTTGACGAATTTGCACAGAAAGAATTCAAGTACGGTAATCATCAAGAAGTGGAAGTTGAAGATGCAGTTCAAGAATCTGAATGAAAACTACATTCGTGTCTATGATGATGTGATTCCACAACTCATGTGTGACCACATGATTGAGGAGTTTGAAAAGAACGAAGACCAGTTTGATAAACAAACACTAAAGGGTCATCGTTCTTTTACTCAAATTACATTGCAACAGTATAAGAACTGGAAACCATATCAAGATAACTTGCAGTACGCCTTCAATAGTTGTATCGACAGATACATGGAAGATTGTGATGTAACTAACAAGATGTTCCCAGAAAAATATGCTTATGAAATGTATCGCATGAAACGATACGAACCAAATGGTGTTGATGAATTTCATGACCATGTAGATGTAGGAAACTATGCATCTGCAAGACGGTTCTTGGTATTTTTTCTATACCTCAATGAACCAGAAGGTGGTGAAACAGATTTCCCCCAGAGGGATATTTCTGTAACACCGAAGGCAGGTAGAATGTTGATGTTCCCACCAATGTGGACACATCTTCACGCAGGCCGAAAAGTAACAGGTGACAAATCCAAATATATAATTGGAAGTTACCTTCATTATGTTTAAGGAGAAATTATGGTAAACGGTAAAGTAGTATCACTAGTAACACTTGCTGGTGAGTACATTGGCAAATTTATGCATGAGAATAATGGAAACATTACACTTGAGAATCCAAGAATGTTGGTAAATACCCCAGACGGCAAAGTAGGTTTCGCAAGGGGTATCTGTATGACAGGTACAGAAAATCCAAAACAGGGAATGTTTTATGCTGGTGGAGTTGTTATTCTAACAGAAACTAATCCAGAATTTAGTGCTGCATACACGGAGGCAGTAACAGGCCTTGCCGTTCCAGCACAAGGTAAGGTTATTATCTAATGAAGGACATGGGCGATTACTTCAAATATGTAGAAAACAAAGACCAGAAATGGACAGGTATTGGACTGACTGAGAAGGCAGGAAAGTACCAAGGTGTTGTATATCGCTATGGTAAAGTAGATGTTTCAGAGGATAAAAAAACTGACAAAGCTACTTTACATTTTGAATGGGATATGTTAGATTCTAATGACTTACCAAAAGACTTTTTTGGTGATGATTTTTTTGAACTTGCTGGAGACATTCTTCAGCATATTATTATGGAACAATTAAACGAGGGTAGTTTACAATATGTCGATGCAGACGATAGAGAGAACCACACTAACTAATCTGATTTGGGATGAGGATTACGCAAGGAAAGTAATCCCATTTATCAAACCAGAATATTATGCAGATAAGAATGAACGTGTAATCTTTGAAGAGATTACGAAGTTCACTGAAAAGTACAATGCAATTCCGACACAGGAAGCTCTCACTATCGAACTCGACAATCGAAAGGATGTCAATGATGATGAGTATAAGAAAATCGTGGGTATCATTGCTTCGCTTGAAAAGACAGATGTTGACACGCAATGGTTACTTGATACCACAGAAAAGTTTTGCAAAGACAAAGCAATCTACAATGCGGTTGTTGAAGGAATAGGAATTATTGATGGAAAGGATAAGGAGAGAACACCAGAAGCAATCCCATCCATTCTATCTGAGGCACTTGCAGTATCATTTGATACTAATATTGGTCACGACTACGTTGAAGATGGTTCAGAACGATTTGACTTCTATCACAAGAAAGAAGAGAAGATTGCGTTTGACCTAGATTATTTCAACAAGATTACTAAAGGTGGATTACCACAAAAGACATTGAATATCGCACTGGCCGGAACTGGTGTTGGTAAGTCGTTGTTCATGTGTCATGTTGCGTCATCAACACTTATGCAAGGTAAGAATGTTCTGTACATCACAATGGAGATGGCAGAAGAACGTATTGCAGAACGTATTGATGCGAATCTAATGAATGTTACAATGGATGACTTGCATTCTCTTCCAAAGAAGATGTTTGAAACACAGTTATCCAAGATACAAAAAAAGACAAACGGAAAGTTGATTATTAAGGAATACCCAACTGCGTCAGCACACGTTGGACATTTCAGAAGTCTTATCAAGGAACTCGCACTAAAACGTAGTTTCAGACCAGACATTATTTTTATTGATTATCTAAATATATGTGCATCTTCACGATTCAAAGGAAATGCAAATGTAGGCTCTTACTTCTATATCAAGTCGATTGCAGAAGAACTAAGAGGACTTGCAGTGGAAACGAATGTACCCATCATGTCTGCAACCCAGACAACACGAACAGGGTTCACTTCCACAGACATTGGACTAGAAGACACTTCAGAAAGTTTTGGTTTGCCTGCAACGGCCGACCTAATGTTTGCACTAATCTCGACAGAGGAACTAGAAGACCTCAATCAGATTGTGGTCAAACAATTGAAGAACCGATACAATGACCCTACTATGAATAAGAGATTTGTATTGGGAATAGACAGAGCAAAGATGCGTCTGTATGATTGTGAACAAGAAGCACAGGGAGATTTAGTTGATAGTGGACAAGATGAAAATGTATTCGATAACACACCGTTTGCTGGAAAGAGCAAAGGATATGAAAAATTCTCTGACCTCAAGGTATAGGAAGAAGGAACAAATAAAGTACTTCACTGACGTAAACCTTGAGACAAAACTATGGGAAGTCATCGAACTTCCATCACGAAGAGTTGTGCAAGATTTTCAGTTTGAAGAAGATGCATCTAGAGTTTGTTACCACTTAAACAAGAATAAACCGTTTGGTGAACACCCTATGCCTGCTTTTTTGACTGTTAAGGGTTGACAATCTAAATCACTTGTTATATAAATAAGTATGTAATTTATATGGAGTGATTGAAATGTTAACTCTCAAGGAACATATTGAACTTGTAGAGGCAAAGGGTAAAAAACCAAGGGGTGCAGAGTTTGAGAATATCATCTGTGCAGCCTACAATATGAAATCCTTGCGTCAAGACAAGAAAGCGGCAATCAAATCAGCAGAAACCAATTGGAAACCACTTTATGATGATTGGATGGAAGTTGGTGACAAGATTGTAAAAAATGCATTTGGTAGACCAAGTGGAACTATGAAACACTTTGGTTCTGGTAACGCACCACTTAATCCTAAATGGGATTCTTACTTCATTCAAACCACAGGTAAACCTGCCGGTGGTTCTACAAAAACACCTAAAACTGATATGTATATTAATAAACAACATATTAGTCTAAAAAAATATGGTGGTTCTCAACTTATGTCTGGTGGTAAGGCAGAAACACTTGCAACATTGGCCGCCGCATATGACAATCTATCTGACAGCGTGAAAAGTAAAGCACTCAATGAGTCTTGGAATTCATTGACAGATGATATCGAAAAAGAATTCACATCATTCAAGTTGCCTGCTGGTGGACAGATTAATGATTTCAAGGCTGCTATCAAAGACGGTGTTGACGATGATTTGACTAATTGGGTAAAAGAAAGATTGCAGAAACAGACTGCAATGACTGAAGCACTAAAAGACCTTCTTAATACACCAGAGATTAATAAAGAGGTCGTCCGTGAGGCAATGACTGGCAATCAAAAGTTTAAAGACCCATTACCAAAAGCAACTCACATTTTAAAGTTTGATGAAAACGGTAAATCGGATTATGTGGCAATTAACGATAAGTATGTTGATTATGTTGCATCACAAACCTCATTTAATATTTCGTTTAAAACATCTGGTACAGGTGGAAGTGCTTGGACAGCGACAAAAGGTATTTTTAAAGAAGCATTTGACCATGCATATCAAGAGGAAGTATTATATGAAGGTTTATTTGACAAGGTTGTATCTGGTGTAAAATCTGGTGTTCAATTCTTAAAAAATATTCTCAAGAAAATGTTATCTTATATTTGGAATAAGGTAAAGGCATTACTTGTTTCTGGTATCGACAAAGTACAAGAAATCTTGGGTGTTAAACTTGATGTATCCAATGGTAATCCAAAAGTGAGATTCTAATGCAGTCGCTAATGGAAAACAAAGCAGGAAAGAATCTGCACTTAGAACACATTGAAGATGAAATCTTAAACTTTGGTGTGCCCGGCGGTAGGGCCGCAATCAACTTCATGCGTTCACTGAGAGATATGTTTTCTGGTGCAAGTCGTAGTTCAGTTAACATGACTGTGAAGTGGGATGGTGCGCCTGCGATATTCGCTGGTATTGACCCAGAGGATAATAAGTTTTTCGTTGCAAAGAAATCGGTATTCAACGTAGAACCGAAACTCTATAAGACAGAGGAAGAGATTGATGCTGATTTATCTGGAAATCTTAATTCTAAATTTAAGATTGCACTCAAAGAATTTTCTAAGTTGGGTATTACAGGGGTACTGCAAGGTGACCTCATGTTTACAGACGATGTTGAAAAGACAACCATTGACGGCACAAAGTATTATACTTTTCAGCCTAATACTATTGTATATGCTGTTCCGACAGATAGTGACCTTGGTAAAGTAATTAACAGTGCAAAGATTGGTGTCGTATGGCATACAACATATACTGGTTCTGCACTGCAAGATATGAAGGCATCATTCGGTGCAAACATTAGTAAACTAACAAAGACTTCATCTGTATGGATGGATGATGCAACATATAAGGATGCATCTGGTACTGCAACATTTACATCTGCTGAAAACGCAACTGTAACTGGTCACTTATCAAACGCTGGTAAGTCCTTCCACCAAATTAACTCTGCAAAATTATCTAAGTTCCTTAGATTGCAAAACTCGCTGACAGGTAAACTTGTTGGTGCATCACTCAAGACATACAACAACTCAAAGGTTCGTAAGGGTGAAGCAATCAAGAACCCAAAACAACACGCAGCCGGATATATCACTTGGGTGGAAAATCACTTTGCAAAAGAGGTTGACAAAGTAAAAACCGAAAAGAGTAAAGATGTTCTGAGAACAAAAGGTAAAGAATACGCAAGAGAATTTAAGAAAGATTTAACAAATTTAGAGGCGGTTATTGCGTTCCAATCACATCTAGTAAATGCCAAGATGGGGATTGTGAAAAAACTAAATAGTGTAAAGGGTTTAACTGATACCTTTATCAAGACTAGTAATGGATTTAAAGTGACTAACCCAGAGGGCTATGTTGCAATTGATAGGGTATCTGGTGACGCTGTGAAGTTAGTCGATAGAATGGAATTTAGTTTCAATAACTTTACTGCAATAAAGGCATGGGATAAATGATAACTTTTAAAGAATTATTTGAAGACGAAATCGAAGAGAAAGCAACGCCTGCTCAAATTATGCAGAATCGCAGAAAGATGAGTAGACGTATGAAAATTCTTGCAAGGAAATCTTCTGTGAAGATGAAGAAGAAGAGAGCAAGAGTAAGACGCCGTGACCCAGAAGCGTTACAGGCGATTGCAAAACGTCAAGCAAAACAGATGGTAATCAAACGTAGTTTAGGCCCAGATGTAAACTACAAAGAACTCCCTATGCAAAAACGAATTCAAATTGACCAGAAGATTGTGGCCAAGAAACGTAAAGTGATTGATAAGATTTCACAGAAGATTCTTAGGAAACTGAAGGCTGGTGAAGGCGAGAGAGTTAAACAGAACAAGGCCGCAATGGCAGGCCAAGATGCTGTGGGAGATTAGAATGAAAACTTTTAAAGAAGCAAGAGGTGACACCGCAGTATTTACGTTTGGTAGATTTAATCCACCAACAACTGGTCACGAAAAACTTATAGATGCACTGGCAAGAGAGCAGGGTAAGAACCCTGGCGCTCCTATGTATGTGTATCCATCACATTCACAGAACCCAAAGAAAGACCCCCTTCCACATAATAAGAAGGTTGCATACATGAAGAAGATGTTCTCAAAGTATAAGAAGAACATCAAAGTAAGTCGTGCAAGAAACGTATTCGATATCGCAGTTGAACTTCATAACAAAGGTCACAAGGCGATTGTAATGGTTGTTGGTTCTGACAGAGTGGACGAATTTGACAACCTACTTAACAAATATAATGGTGAAGAAGGTAGACACGGTTTCTACGGATTCGATGATATTAAGGTAGTATCTGCTGGAGAACGTGACCCAGACGCAGACGGTGTAGAGGGAATGTCTGCATCAAAGATGCGAGCTGCTGCTGTTAAAAATCAGTATAAAAATGTTGTTGATGCAAGAGGTAAAGTAACAGAATATGGTTTTGAATCTGGTCTTCCAAAAGGATTTACAGATGGTGAAAAACTTTTTGCTGATGTTCGTAAGTTCATGAACCTTAAAGAAGAGTTTAATCTTACGATGGAAGAACT